ATAGATGGGCACGGGCTGCAGAGGAGGTTAACGGGCAGAGCGTGAACCTAAAAAAGTCTCTGGCCCATGATGCCGATGCACCGTGAGCCAGAGATCCCGCGCATTCGAGCTGCGCTCTGTCGTTTGCGGTCTCAGAACTGCAAAACGCAGTTGTCGAACCTGACCGTGAGCTGAATGTCCATGTTGGCGGCGTCGTCGGTGTAGTCGAGGTTGCCGTACCTCGCGTCGGTGAGGAAGGCGCCCTTGATGTCCCAGAGCTCAACAACTGTCCCGACTGGGTCAAGAAGCTTCAGCTGAATGTCGCGCTTGTAGAAGTCAGCGTAGCCAGCGCGGCCCGACACGGACTCGTAGTGGGTCCTGATCCACTCCATGACCTGCTGCGCGCCCGACGGGGCGATTGGATCGTGGAGAGCGATTGAGATCGTGGAAAATTCCATCCTGCCCGCGATGTAACGCTTGGCGTTGATGAACGGGATCATCTCCTCACGGATGGTAAAGGTCGGACGATCGGTCGACTTTACGATGTAAGCGTCAATGCCCTCAACCATGAGAACCCAGCGAAAACGACGCTTCGGCTCGAATTTATTGGGAAGCATCTCCGTGACCGAAAGGGTCTCAGCCATCTAGAATCTCCGTAGGAACGACTTTAAGTATGCCAAAGAGTAGAATTAGCTGTCCAATCTGCACCTGGTCTACGGCTATGCCCATGATCGTTCCAAAGCACCTGCGAGAGAAGCACGGCGAGACAAGGGACGAGAGGACGACGTATGTGGAGTTTGTGCTGAGCGGTGCGCCTCCTCTGTGCGCGTGTGGGTGCGGATCCGAGCCAGCATGGAGAAATTGGCGGGAGGGATTCAGCAAGTACGTCAACGGCCACAACGGCCGCCTCTCATCTCTGCCCGCTGAGGAGGCTGCTCGCATTAAGAGCGCTCGGAGCGCAACCACGCGGCGCCGCATGGAAAGCGGCGAGATCAGTCCGTGGTCAAAGGGCCTCACAGCGGTGACAGACGCTCGCGTAGCTCGAAGAAACGATCGCATATCGGAGGGACTTCGCAGGAGGCGGGACAGCGGCGTGAGATGCTGGTCGTTAGGATTAACTGCGTCCACAGACGAGAGGCTGGCAAGACTGTCCTCTTCGCTAAAGAGAAGCTACGCAGCGGGAACAGCGAAGCCCTGGGCCAAGGGTCTAACGAAGGAGACAGACGGGAGAGTCCTTCGTATGTCGGCTGCTGTGTCTCAGACCCTGCTTGCAGCTTCTGAGCAGATCGCTGCGTCTCGACGTCTCACATGGGACGAGGTGGCAGAAAGGATAAACGCCGCTGGCCTCTGCCTCCTTTCTGGGCAGGAGGACTATCAATCCGCGACTGAGCGATCTCTGCGTGTGCTGTGTGAGGCATGCGGTGTGGAAAGGACGACGTCGCTGTATCAGATCTCCTGCTGTCCCTGCCCGACATGCACTCCGGTGTCCACGCAGCAGGAGGAAATTGCAGCATACATCAGGTCCCTAGGATTTGAGTGCGGATCCGACCGTGTTGCGATCGCTCCCAAAGAGATCGATGTCCTGGTGCCGATCGCCGGAGTTGGTGTTGAGCACCACGGCCTCTACTGGCACACAGAAGGCAGGGTGGGCAAGAGGATGCACACACAGAAGTGGGAGAGCTGCAATGCAGCCGGGATAAAGCTCCTGCAGGTGTTCGGCGACGAGTGGCGAGACAGGCGGGACGTTGTGAAGTCAATGATCGCCTCGCGCCTCGGCAGATCTTTTAGAAAGATCGGTGCGAGAACGTGTTCCCTAGAGAGAATGTCTTCACCAGACAGAAAGGCGTTCTTCAATCAATGCCACCTGGAAGGCGACGTTAAAGCAGCTGCCGCATGGTGTCTCAGGCACAATGGCGAGATAGTCGCAGCGATCTCAGTGCGTCGTCCAAAGATCAGATCGCGTAAGGAAGAACTTGAAATAGCAAGATTCGCATGCGCCCTGAACACGACAGTCTCTGGCGGCCTCAGCAGGCTTATGCGACCTGCGCTGGATTACGCACGACAGGCTGGAGCAAGGTCCCTGATGACCTATGTCGACACTCGAATTGGAGACGGCCATGGGTACGCATCTTGTGGGATGCAGCTCGTGGGAAAAACGTCACCTAGGTTCTGGTGGACGGACATGAACAGGAGATATGACAGGTTCAGACACAGGGCGAACAAGTCAGCAGGCCTAACAGAGGCTGCGGTCGCAAAGAGAGCGGGAGTAGAGAAGATCTGGGGATGCCCAAACCTCATCTACTCCCTTTCGATCAGCTGATCTGACTAGAGCTCGGCGCCCGTGTTCGAGACGACGAAGTCAAGAGCAACGAACTCAGCGGTCCTCGTCGGCTGGATGTAGATCTTACCGCGGATCGTGTTGTTCTCCACGTCAGCCTGCGTGGTTGTCGTGGTGTCAATCTGGACGCGGTACCTGACGACGCCGGCGCCCTCCTGCACTCGCTGGAGGATCGGGTTCACCTTCGCGCGGAACGCTGCGAGAGTGGACTCACGGTTGGGCTCAAACAGCAGGGTGTTGGCCACAGCGCGAACCTGCCGCCTGATCTCGATCAGAAGACGTCTCACATTCACTCGATCAAGAGCAGAGTCAGTCGCAAGGAGGGTCTTCTGCCCCCACACCACGACGCCGCTAGGCGTGTGAATGATCGGGTTGATCTTCGCGTCGTAGAGGGCGTCGAGATTCTGCTGCGTGAGGTCGGGCATGGTGGTCTCTGTGACAGAGGTGAGCACGCCTCTTGTCTGGCCTGCGGGTGCGAACCACGACCGACCGATCTTGTCGTTCTGGCTGTACGCTCCGAGGACCGCCACAGAGGGCGGAACACGCTGCGTGAGGCCCGCGTCGTTCACGCGAAGAATGACGTCCGGGAAGTACGATGCTGCAAACGAGGAGTCGAGCGCGCGGCTCCTGAACGTGCTGACGGTGTTTGTGACGCTCAGCTTGGGGACGACATTGGAGGATGTCACGTAGGTGTTGAGCGTGCTCTTCTCCTCGACGTCCATGATGTACAGGGCGTCGAATCGATTCTCAACCGCCGTGATCGCGTAGTCAGTGATTGAGGTGTGGCGCATTCCCGGAGTCGTGAGGAGCTGAATGTCCACGTCGGTCTTGTTCGTCAGCGTGTCAACTGCCCTGCGGAAGGAGGCGACAGTGGGTCCTGCGGTGCCGCCCTGCGCAACAGCGTCGTCCATCTCTCGCTTGGCAGCGGTGTTGCTGATCCTGCTCTTCTCGCGGTCAAAGATGTTGACGCCATCAAAGCCGCCCTGGAGGAAGAAGCTGAACTTCGCGTACTCCCTGTTGCCAGAGATCTGCAGATCGTCCGCGGTGAGAGCGCGTGTCTTGTTCGCGTCATTGGGCGCGATGACTCCGTTTCTAACGTAGGAGGCGCTGAGCCATGCTGTCTGCGCGGGATCCGCCTTGCCGTCTGATCCCGTCACAACTCTTACTCTCTCAAGAGAGAAGAGATTGTTGTTGAAGCGATCAGCATCGAAAACTGTGCCGTTGGCATCTGCCACGCCAGAATTGTTGCCGACCCACGGAGACTGGAAGTTGGTGTGATAGGACGGGAAGTAGCGGGTGTGGCTGCGAACAGTCTCAGAGAGGCTGGACTCAGCATTGGGCTGATCCAGGTAGATGCGACGATTGAACTGCACGCCCCACGAGAGGTTGGACGATACAGAGCGAACAGCGGCGCCCGTCGTCAGATTCTCTCTGAAGGGCAGCGGCGGAACGATTGGGCTCGCGAGAATCTGCTGCTGGGGCTTTGCAGCGGCGAAACCGAGGCCCGCGCCTGCGGTGAAGATCCCAGAGCCGCTTGTCACGAGGTGGTGTGGGCCTCGGAATCCGAACGGCAGAGCGTAGGCGGGGATCTCCTCGTTTCTCAGCGCGTCTGAGACTTCAACTCGAATGAGACGAGACTGATTGTCGTAGTCACCGTCCTCGACGATCTTCTGCGCGCGATTTGCGCGGTCAAAGTCGAAGTAGAAGTGCTTGTCTCCGATCCTGCGGGCGACGTAGTTGGTGGAGTTCGGGTCGAGATTGAGGCCCCTGAACTGCTCAAGAACGGCGCGATTGTCCTCGGTGTCAATGATTGGCTCGCCGCCGTCTGTCGGGTAGATGGGATCAAAAGCCCTGACAACGAGGTCGAAGGTGCCAAATGCGGTGCTTGAGAGCGGCTTGGTGACGTTCTCAATTGTGATCTTGATCTGGGTAGTAGGAGCAAGACCGTCGTTTCGCGTGTGAACTCGGAACAGGTCTCTTGCGGCCCCGCCAATCCCCTGACTGATAACAAAGGGAGAGAACGCCGTCTGGAACCGGTCCTCAAAGCCCTCGTAGTTGGGGACAAGAAGCGTCCCGCTGTTGTGCGTCATCGAGCTCGAGAGAATAAAGGCGAGGTCGAGCCTCTGCGCTGCGCCGGTGTAACCATCGCCTGTGCTCAACGCCTCGTAGAAGCCCGGTGTATGGACGCCTGAGCCTGTGATTACAGCGACCGTCGGGTGCACATCGAAGTGAGCATAGAGGTAGTGCCCCTTCTCCTCAATGCGGAGCGGGTCCGTGTTGAACACGCGAGAGATGTGAATCTGGCTGTCCTCGTCGAACGATGCCGTGATCCACGCCTTGTTGCTCTGTGTGCTCTTGTGGCCGTTGAGCAGAAGAACAAAGCTCTGACCCTGACCGACTGAGCCCGTGGCAAGACCCTTGATGTTGGCCGCAACGTTTGTCGGGCCAGACGCAGGCTCGCTGTTGCCATGATAGGACGAAGAGAGAGCAGGAACGACGCCGGACGGAAACATCATGACTGCGCGAATGATCGCAGACGCTTGGCCGTCTGTCTGAGCGCCCGCTGAGGAGAAGAACGTGCTGCCCGCGGACTCAGACATGAAGGCACCGAGGAAGTACGTCCTCCCAAGCGGACCACCCGAGTAGGCATACGGGTTCTCGTTGACAATTCCGTTGTCCTGGACCTGACGCGCACCTGCGACAAATCCCGCGTTGTTCACGCGCCCCGAGTTCACTCCTGACGCAACTCGCTTGTTGCCGTCACCGGCTCCAAGAACGCGCGTGTAGGTAAGCGCAGTGGCGTTTCTAAGCCACTCTCTTGCTGCAAGCATGCCAAAGTGCGCGGGATCAAGATCCCCAAAGATCGCAGTGAACTCTGAGAAAGAGCTCACTGTGACCGGGACGAATGCGGGGCCGCTAACAGCTGTGCCGACAACGCCGGCGGGAACGCCAACGATAAGAGCACGAGATGGGCTGCTGAGATCTATCTCCCTGCTGCTAACGCCGGCGCTCTTGAAGGTGATCTCTGACATCGCGCTCTGTGCTCCTAGTGCTCTGCGTTTATCTATTGATCATCAGAAGATCACTCCCGCGTTGGTCACAACGAAATCGATCGCGATGAACTCAACGGTGCGAGTGGGAGTGATAACAATTCTGCCGTTCAGCCTGTTTGCCTCAACGTCAGCCTCAGTGTTGTTCCTGGTGTCCATCACGACGCTGAAGGACTCAATGCCCTGCTGCGTCTGAATGATGGTCAGAGGCGGCGTCACTGCGTCAACAAAGCGATTGCGGGTGGCTGCTGTGTTCTGCTCAAACACGATCGCAAGGGCCGCATTCTCAACAATTCGCTTGACCTCGACAAGAAGCCGTCTCACGTTGAGGCGGTCCAGAGCGCTCTTGGTGACCTGCAGCGTCTTCTGCCCAAAGATGACGTATCCAACATCAGGCATGCGGGCAATTGGATTGATGCGGGAGACGTACAGAGCATCTCTGTCAGCAGAGTTGAGTCGCACCTGGGTGTTGCTCACGAAAGACAACGCGCCCCTGCTGAATCCAGCCGGCGCATACCAGGGGAAGGCGATTGTGTCGCTGTACGCGATGGCACCCATGGCCGCAACCGAGGCGGGCACAGTGAGCCTACGACCCGTGAGAGGATCAGAGATTGTCACATCTGGGAAGTATACCGCTGTGTAGTTGTTGTCAATCGCGCGCGAGGTGAACCTATCGGCTGTCGTCTGAACGTCGGGCCGCAGGCCGTCGCCGATAAACACACGCTCGGCGTTCTCTGTGTAGGAGGGAATGTCCCCGATGTAAGCTGCCTTGCCAAACGCGCGCGTCCTGGCCATCGCGTGATTCGTGATCAGGGACTCTCTTGCGCCAGGAACAGCGAGAAGATTGATCCGAGTCGAGACAGGATTTGTGATGATGTCGATCGCAGACTTGAAGGACGCGACTGTGTTGTTGTAGTTCGCAGTGCCCGCAGGATTTGGCACGCCGATGCTGATTGTGGCGCTTGACTTGCCTCCCACGTCGCCCGAGGCAGATCTGTCATTCAGGACAGACATGTCGCTGTCGAGGAAGTTCACGCCATCATATCCACCGTACAGGAAGGTGCTGAACTTGGCGAAGCCGCTGAACCTGTTGAAGTAGATGGAGGAGGTCTGGGCAAGAACAGATGCCAGCGTAATTCTGTTGAGGTTGGCATCCTGTGGGTCAACGATCGTGTAGTTCACGTTATTGGGAATGCCATTCCGGATGTATGCAGCGTCGCGCATGTGCTCTTCGGCGGTGCCGGTGAGCTCAGTGACAATGCTGTCACCGACAGGCTTGTTGACAAGAGCAACGCGAGCAAGCGTGAACTTGTTGTTGCTAAACTTGTCAGCGCCGCTTCCCGTCACAAGCATGTCAAGCTTCTGGATGCCCAGGAACTTGGAGTAGTTGCTGATCAGCTGGTTGGGATTGGCGCCCTTATTGGCGTTGAGCGCACCGTCCGGAACAATTGCAGAGTCGGGCGCCTCTTCAAACTTAACGCCCCAGAAGAGGTTGCCATCAACTTCCTCATTGACGCCAGTCTCGCCCGTGTATGTGGCTCCGCTGTCAACAGCGCCCTGTGTGACCTTGAAGCGAAACGGGATGGGAGGAAGAATTCCGCGATTGAACACAGGGTCGCTCACGTCGCTGCGAACAAAGGCCAGACGGTCTCCAGCAGCGCTGAGCCCTGCGAAAACTGTGCTGCTGTCCGTGAGAGTGTCGTTGGTCTTGAGGAGGGGCACCCCGCGGAATCCGAACGGCAAGCAGGTAGCAGGAGCTGTCTTGGACATAACAGCAGGAGAGACAACAACTCTGACGTGTGCAGACCGGTTGGGATACTGCCCCTCGAGGATGAAGCGACGCTCGGCC